ATGGGCTTTCGCTTTCCGAAGGGCACGGCGCCCGAGGAGGGGCAGAAGCGCCTCGACCGGATCGCGGACGAACTGGGCTACCTCGACGAGGCGAACCTGGTGCGCCTGCGCGAGAGCCTGCGCGACAAGGGCGAGGGCAGCGCGCGCCGCTTCTGGCCGGCGCACGCCACCTTCGTGGCCTACGCCCAGCTGGCCCAGCCGCGCCCGCTGCATGAGCTGCCCGGCATCGCCAGCTGGTTCGCCAGCGTCGCCGGGCAGGAGGCCCTGGCCGCCGGGCGCCTTGTGGCCGAGTACCGCTTCTGGCTGCGCCACCACCGCCCGCCGATGAACGACGTGGAACGCCGCCGCCTGGCCGAGCAGTCCCGCGATGCGGCTGATCGCCTGGCGCGGCTGCGCGACAAGCAGGGGCGCGGCTGGCGCCTCGATGCCGCCGACCTCGCCTGGCTCGACGCCCATCAGCGCGACGACGCCCGCGCCCGCACCCTGATCCCGGAGACCCGCGCATGAGCATCCATTCGACCTTCCCCCGCCGCCCCGGCATCGGCCCGACCCGCACGGTCTACGTCGATCCGCGCCAGACCGCCTGGGTCGACACCTGGCCGGCCAGTTTTGCCGCGGAGCGGATCCGCACCTCGGACCGCGCCCTGGCCGAGATCCTCTCCCGCGCCACCCCGCCCGAGGTCTGCGGCCCCGAGATCCCCGTCGCCCCGGCGCGCGGCCCGATGATCGCGGTGCGCCCGCAGCGGATGGAGGCCGGGCCCGACGGTCGCTTCACCCGCCGCGCCGCGGGCCACGAAGGCCACCGCGCCGCCCGCACCGCCGATGCCTTCGACCTGATGGCGCGGCAGGCGCGCTGCAGCCATGCCCGGGTCGTGGCGCAGGCCCGCCGCGCCCATCGTGACGCCGCCGCCCAGGCCCGCGCTGCCGGGCAGGCGGCCCCGGTCTTCGAGGCGCCGCCCTTCGTGCCGCCCTTCACCACCGGCCAGGTCGAGATCGCCCGCGCCTATGCCGCGCTGAGCGAGCGTTGCGCGGCCAGCGGCGTGCGCTGTTCCTCGGTCGAGGCGGTGCGCGGGCAGGGCGCCGGCGGCGGGGATCGCGAGGCGGCGATCTTCCGGGATTTCGAGCAGCTGCGGCTCTGGCATCGCCGCATCGGCCCCGGGCTGGCGAAGGAGGTGCGCCGGATCCGCCCCGGCGGGCGCAAGCGCGCGGCGATCACGGCCCGCCACCTGGTCGATGCGGTCTGCCTTGGGGGGATGTCGCTGGAGGCGGTGCTGGAGAGCTGTAATTGGGCGGTCAATCAGCCTTCCCGGGAAGGGCTTCGCAAGGCGCTCTGCGCTGCGCTGGAGCGCATGCGGGGCTTCGATCTGGCGGAAGGCCAAAATTAGGGGCTTGCGCTTAAGCCTGCCAAAACGCATAGAAGGATCATCATCACCAATTGCGCCCGGAGCGAGCCCTCGCTGCCGGGCATTTTTGTGTCCGTTGGTGCACTGTCATTAATCTCGCAAGCCGAGGCCGCGTTCACTGCAAGATTTGGCACTGGGGCCTGTGTCAGAGATGCTGAGAGCATCTAGAATATCCTCCCGGCCCGTGACGACAGAGAACATCTTTCCATCCTGCTCGGCTTCAAAGCATCCGACAACGCCGTCAAGCTCGGCATTCCCGCTTTCCACTTCCTCCCAGCAAACTCCCGTTCGGTTGAGAAACTTGCAGGCGTGAGAGTCAGTTTCGGTTGCAGTAATTTTTCCGTCTTTGACTGCCGAGGTGAAGATCGACCCTGCTGAAATGTCGCCGGAAGGGATGATCGCGCCTGGAGCTGTTGCAACGACGAGGCAATATCCCTCGCCCGGAGAAACTATCAACGCTTGTTCCAAGCCTTTCAAAAGCAAGGCTTGGACATAACCGGGCAATGCGGCGCTAACGGTTGTTGCGATAGTGACAGCCGTGTCTGACATTCCGTCGTCTTTTGCGGCGGAGCACATGGTTCGTACCTTCAATGTGTCGCCAATTTCGAAAGTGCTTGTCGCGGTCTTTTCACCATATTCCGCGCCAATACAGGGTGAGCTTATCAAAGCAAGGATGCAAATTGAGCTGAGAGCTTTCATCGTCATGTCCTCCGTCCTCCGATGCAGTCACATGAGTGTTTCGGATTATTTTCGCCCATTGAACAGAAACCGTAAATTGGCGCCATTCTTTCGCATTGTATGGCAGCGCACTTCGGCATTTCATGTGAGGAATATGTCATGTTCACGCTCAAGCTTGATCCTGCGGCCTTCGGGGCGGCGACGCTCGACCTTCAGGACCGGGGCGTGCAGCAGGCCGCGGCCTATGCGCTGACCGACACGGCGCAGGACGTGCTGGACCATGTGCAGGCCCGCATGGACGTGGTCTTCGACAAGCCCACGCGGTTCACCAAGAACGCCTTCATGGTCTGGCGGGCAAAGCCGGGCGACCTGGAGGCCAGCGTGATCGAGCGCCCCTCGGTGGGCCGGCGCCATTACCTCAAGCTGCAGGAGACGGGCGGCGCGCGCGGCCAGACCGGGCTGGAGAAGCTGCTCGACAGCCGGCTGGCCTATGCGGGCGCGCTGCGCAGCGTGATCCCGGCCAGCGGCGCGAAGCTCAACGCCTACGGCAACTGGCAGGTGGGCGAGCGCAACCAGGCGCTCTCGGCGGTGCAGGCGCAGCGCGATGCCACGGCGAACACGACCGAGGCGGCGAGGAAGCGCAACCGCAAGCGCGCGGGCTTCTTCGTGCCGCGGGCCGGATCGAAGCTCTCGCCCGGGATCTGGAAGCGCGACGGGCGGGGCAGCCTCACCAAGGTGGTGCACTTCACCGCGCTCGCCCCGCATTACGACCGGCGCCTCGGCTTCTTCGACGGCGCCGAGGAGGTCCGGGCGGCCCGGCTGCCCGTGCACCTGAAGCGGACGCTCGCCAAGGCGGTCGAACGGGCGGCCCGGGCCGGGGGCTGAGGCCCCGGGTCCTTCCCGGCAAGGCCTGCGTCGGGGGTAATTCGCACCCCGGGGGTCGCGCCCCCCTTAACAGCGATTGCAGCCTTAACCGGGAGCCTTAACCCAGGACCTTAACCCACGGAGGGGACCATGCAGGTGACCGCAGCCGAGCTTGCCGAGCGGATGGAGGTCTCCCGACCGCGCGTCACGCAATGGGTGCAGTCCGGTGTTCTGGATGGATGCTTTACCGGGGAGGGCCGGGGCCGGCGCTTTGACCTGGGCCGGGCGATGGCGGCGCTCGGGCGCAATCTCGATCCGGCGCAGATGCTGGGCAATGGCGCCAGGACCCGGCGGGTGCTGCGCGCGGGGGAAAGCACGCCTGCGGACCTGCCCAAGCCCGAGCGGGGTCTGCCGGCGAAGGAACCCGACCGCTACGAGCTGGCGCGGATCCTGAACGCCGAGGAGGATCTTCGCCGCAAGCGGCGCGACAATGAACGCGAGGAGGGCCGTTGGATCCTTGCGGAGGCCGCCGAACGCAGCGCCTCCGCGCTGGTCGCCCGCGAGATCGGCCAGTTCGAGGCCGCGCTGCGCGATGGCGCCCGCAAGATCGCCGATACCGAGAACCTGGACTACCGCTCGGTCCGGGCCGTGCTGCTGGGTGTCTGGCGCGACCATCGGGCCGCCCGGGCCCGTGCCCTGGCCCGGGCCGCCGAGCTGGCGGAGCTGAGCGATGCAGAACGCGAGGAAGACGGCTGATGGGATTTCTGTCTTCGGCAGAGGCGGCAGTGCTGCGTGGGATTGCCCGCGCCATGAAGCCGCCGCCGCCGCCCGACATCACCGCCTGGTGCGAACGCAACATCAGGTTCGACGAACGCTCGCCCTTCCCGGGCCAGTTCCAGATCGAGCGCTTCCCCTTCCTGCGCCGCATCCACGAGGTGCTCTCGCCCGAACATCCCGCGCGGGAGGTCACCATTCGTGGCTCGGCGCAATGGGGCAAGACGGTCTCGATCATCAACCCGACGGTGGCGGCCTGGCACGAATACGGCCCCCTCGACAGCCTGGTCGTGCACCCGACCTCGTCCTCGGCCACGGAATGGGTGCGGGCGAAGTGGATGCCGCTGCGCCGCGAGGCCGAGGGGCTGCGGGTGATCTTTGGTGATGGGCTGGGCAGCGGGGCCGGGCAGACCGACACCCTGCACAACCAGGAGACCCTGCGCCGCGATGGCACGCTCAAGGTCACCAGCGCCGGCTCGCCCGATGACCTGGCGGGCACGACGCGGCGGCTGGTGCTGCTGGATGATGTGTCGAAGTTCGAGATGACGCCGAAGGGCGATCCGGAGATGATGGCGGTCAGCCGTGCGGCGGGGTTCGAGGATGCCAAGATCGGCCGCGTGTCCACGCCGCAGATCGTCGGCACCTGCCGGGTGACGCGGGCCTTCACGCGCTCCACGCAAGAGTTCTACCACGTGCCCTGTCCCCATTGCGGGACGCTGGCGCCGCTGACCTGGGAGAACTTCCGCCGCAACCTCGATCCCGAACGCCTGCGGGCCGCGCATTTTACCTGCGAGACCTGCGGCGGCGTGATCGGGCATGAACACAAGGTCGCCATGGTCGCCGCCGGACGATGGGTGGCGCACAACCCGAACGGGGACCACCCCGGCTTCCACCTCTGGCGGGCCTATGTGCCGCAGCGGGACTGGGCCTCGATTGCTCTGGAATACGCCCAGGTCATGGGCTGGACCGGGCGGGTCGAGGTCAGCACCGACACGGCAGAGCCCCCCGAGGCCATCGCCGATGCCCAGACCGAACAGACCTTCTACAACGACGTGCTGGGGCTGCCCTATGAACAGGCCAGCCGCGGCCCGGACTGGGAGAAGCTGCGCGATCGGGTGGAGAAGGCCGACCCGGAGGTCGCCGAGCCGCTGCCGCGCGGGATGCTGCCCGATTGCGGCTTCATCTTCTCGGCGGGCGTCGATTGCCAGGGCGACCGGACCGAGGTGCACTTCGTCGCCTTCGGGCGCAATTACCGCCGCTGGGCCATCGACTACCAGGTGATCCCGCATCACATCAGCACCGCCGAGTGCCGCGCGGCGCTGAACCAAATCCTCAAATCCACCTGGCGCACCCGGGCCGGGCGGCGCTTTGGCCTGGATGTGCTGGCGATCGACACCGGCGCCTATACCGAGGATGTCTGGGACTGGGCGATGCGCCATCCCTACACCCGGGTCATGGCGATCAAGGGCGGCACCAGCGCCTCGGCCCCGGCGCTCAAGCGCATGGAGTTCGACCGCCGCTCCGACCGGATGGCCCGGCGCAAGCGCCAGCAGGGCTTCGTGGTCGGGGTCAGCCAGCTGAAGGCGGACTTCTACAGCTGGCTCGACAAGGCCGATCCGGCGGAGCGTGGCCATGTCGGCTTCGCCACCGGGCTGGGGGATGAGTATTACCGCCAGATCACCGCAGAGGTACGGGTGCTGAAGCGGGCCAGTTCCGGCGCCATGGTCAGCCGCTGGATCATCGCCGAGGCGGGGCGGCGGAACGAGGGCCTCGACACCATGCTCTATGCAGAGGCCGGCGCGCGGTTCAAGCAATGGACCTACCTCTCGGACGGGGCCTGGGACCGGCTGGACGGCGAGCGCGGCGGCCCGCCCGAAGGCGCCCAGCCCGACCTCTTCGATGTGGCGGTGCCCATCGTTCCCGAGGGTCCGGCGCCGCAGGCCCCGGTGAAGACGCCGCCGCGCCGCAAGCGCGCGGCGCAGAAGATCAATTTCCTACGGAGGGACTGATGTCCGTCGATCGAGCGACCCAGCTGGCGCGTCTGCGGACCGCCAGAGCCCTTGGCGTGACCCAGCTGTCCGAAGACGGGCGGACGATCTCCTATCGCTCGCTCGCCGAGATGGACCGGATCATCGCCGATCTTGAGGCAGAACTCGCGGGGCGCAGCCGTCGCGCGACCCTGCGCCAGGCGACGCCGCGCACCAACCGGGGGCTGTGATGGCACGCAAGACCGACACGGGGTTCCGGCCCAGCCTGCTGGACCGGACCATCGCCCATGTGCTGCCGGAACGCGGCCTGCGCCGGATCCGGGCCAAGGCGCAGCTCTCGGTGATGATGAACTATGATGCCGCCAGCCGGGGCCGGCGCACCAGCGGCTGGCGCGCGCCGCTCAGCTCGGCAGATGCCGCCGGCTGGCAGGCCGGGGCGCGGGCTCAGCTGCGCAATCTGTCGCGGGACTTCGTGCGTAACCGCCCCTTCGCGGCCCGGGCGGTATCGGTGATCACCGGCAACGTGGTGGGATCGGGCATCCTGCCGTCGATCTCGCATGATGATCCGGACCGCAAGGCGCGGGTTGATCAGCTGGTCCGCGACCACCTGCTGACGGTGGCGATCGACGCCATGGGTCAGCACGCCTTGCCGGGACTTCAGCGCGCCGCGATGAACGCCGTGGTCGAGGATGGCGAGGTGCTGGTGCGGCGGCGCTGGCGGGTCGGGCCCTACGGGGCCGGGCTGGCGCTGCCCTTCCAGGTCGAGCTGCTGGAGGCGGATTACCTTGACCAGACCAAGGTCGCCAATGGTCAGAACGAGATCGTCGAGGGCGTGGAATACGGTCCCACCGGCGCGGTCGTCGCCTATCACATCCTGCGCCAGCACCCCGGCGCCGCGAGCCGGCGCCTGGCGCTGGACTCGGTGCGGGTGCCGGCGGCGGATGTGCTGCATATCCGCCGCGCCGACCGGCCCGGCCAGGTGCGCGGCATCAGCTGGTTTGCCCCGGTCATGCTGACCTTGGGCGACATGAGCGACTACCAGGAAGGCGAGATCCTGAAGCAGAAGATCGCGGCCTTGCTTGCGGCCTTCGTCTCCAGCGAGGAACCGATTGCGGGCGATGCGCTCGACCCCGACCAGGGGGCCAGGGATCTGGGGCTGGGCGAGATGGGGCCGGGCACGATCACCGAACTGCCGCCGGGCAAGAGCGTCTCGTTCACCACCCCGCCGCAGATGCCCGGAGGCTATGATCAGTTCATGCGCCAGAACCTCTCGGCGGTCGCGATGGGGCTGGGGCTGACCTATGAATCCCTCGCCGGGGACCTGAGCCGGGTGAACTTCTCCTCGGCCCGCATGGGCCGGATGGAGATGGACCGCAATATCGAGACCTGGCAGCAGCTGCTGATGATCGACCAGTTCTGCCGCGGCATCGAGCGCTGGCTGCGCGAGGCCTGGACCATGCGGCCCCGGCTGGGCCCGGCGGATTTTGCGGTGACCTGGACGGCGCCGCGCCGCGCGCTGATCGACCCGACCAAGGAGGTCCCGGCGCTGGTGGCCGAGATGGAGGCGGGCATCACCAGCCGCCAGCGGGTGCAGCGCCAGCTGGGCCTCGATCCTGCCGTGGTGCTGCGCGAGCGCGTCGAGGACGCCCAGGCCCAGGCCGGCCAGCCGGTCAACCTGACCAATGATGAGGCCGCCCCCGGGGACGCGATGCGCGCGCTCTCCGGGATCGCCGCCGCAGAGGCAATCGAAGGAGCAGAAGATGCCGATTGAGGACGACGCGGGCCGCGCGCCCCGTCCGGTGCCCGCCGTGGTGGAGGGCATCCTGGCCCTGGAAGGGACCCTCGTCCCCGAGGATTACATTGCCCAGTACGGCCCCGGGGCCTTCAGCGCCGCCCAGGTGCGCACGGCACTGCAGGGGGCGACGGGCGATCTGACGGTGCGGGTCAACTCGCCCGGGGGCGACCCGCGCGAGGGCGAGGCGATCCGCGTGATGCTGGCGGAATACCCCGGTCGGATCACTGTGCAGGTGGTGGGGCAGGCCTGTTCCGCCGCCTCGCTGATGATCATGTCCGCCGACCGGATCGAGATGAGCTCGGGCTCGGTCATGATGATCCACGACCCCAGCAGCTACACCTTTGGCACCGTGGCCGATCATGAACAGGCGATGCTGGTGCTGAACGCGCTCGCCGATGCCTATGCCGCGGTCTACGCGGCCAAGGCCGGAAGGAGCGTCCCGGCGATGCGCCAGATCATGCGCGAAGAGCTGTGGATGGACGCGCAGCGCGCGGTCTCCGAGGGCTTTGCCGACGGGATCATGGCGATCGACCTGCCGGATCTGCCCGGTGTTGCCATGGCCTCGGCCCGCGCGGCCTGGGCGCAGAGGATGCAGGCCTTCCAGGCTGTCGCGATGACGGTGCCGGTGGCGCCGCAAGGGGGCGTTCCCGGCGCCCCGCAATTGGCCATGATGGCCGCAATCGAGGAGGCAGAGATGCCCGAACAGACCCAGGCCCCCGTGCCGCCCGTTGTGCCCCCCGTGCCGCCCGTTGTGCCCCCCGTGCCGCCCGCTGCGCCCGTGACCCCGCCGGCGCCCAGCATGCAGGACGGCATCGCCGCCGAACGCCAGCGCATTGTCGGGATCCAGATGGCGGCGCGCACGCACCTGGCCACCGGTGCCCTCAGCCAGGACATGGTGGACGGGCTGATCACCGAGGGGCTCAGCATGGAGGCCGCCTCGGTGCGCATGCTCCAGGCGCTCTCGGCGGCGCCGGGGCAGGGCAATGTCCAGATGGGCGGGGCGCGCAGCCGGATCCTGCGCGATGACCGTGAGACCCGTCGCATCGGCATGACCGAGGCGCTGACCGCCCGGCTGAGCGGCGCGGCGCCGCAGGACGAGCGTGCGCGCCCCTATATGGACAGCACGATCCACGAGATCGCGGCCTTCGCCATGGGGCGCGAGCGGCCCTCGATGGGCGGCTATGCCCATCGCGAAGACATCATCATGCAGGCGATGCAGACCACCAGCGACTTCCCGAACATCCTGTCGACCTCGGTGAACCGCATCCTGGCCTCGACCTACGACCTGGTGGAGCCGACCTTCGCCGCCGTCTCGCGCGAGATGTCGTTCAACGACTTCCGCGAACATGACGTGGTGCGCGCGGACGAGTTCCCGACGCTCCAGAAGGTCACCGAGGCGGGCGAGATCAAGTTCGGCGCCATCGGCGACAGCTCCGAGGTGGTGGCGCTTGGCGCCTATGCCACGGGGCTGGCGATCTCGCGCCAGGCGCTGGTGAACGATGACCTGGGCGCCATCCAGTCGGTGATCGACAGCGCTGCCGCCATCGTGCCGGAGTTCGAGGAGGCGACCTTCTGGGCCTACTTCCTGTCCAACGCCAAGCTTGCCGACGGCAAGGCGATGTTCCATGCCGATCACAAGAACCTCGCGACCACCGCCGCCGCGATCAGCGAGACCTCGGTCGGGGCCGGCTACAAGGCACTGCGCACGATGAAGGCGGCGGATGGCAAGCGCAACATCCTGTCGAACGCGCCCTCGATCCTGCTGGTCGGCCCGGAGCTGGAGATGAGTGCCAAGCAGTTCCTGTCGCAGAACCTGGTCGCCACCAAGACCACCGACATCAACATCTTCTCCGGCGAGCTGCGCCCCGTGGTGACCGAGCAGATCGAGGACAGCTCCTGGTACCTGCTGGTCGATCCGCAGAAGCGCACCCACAACTTCAAGCACGGCTACCTGGCGGGCCGTTCGGCGCCGCGGGTGCGGGTGGATGAACCCTTCGGCGTGCAGGGCATGCGCATGACGCTGGAGCACGACTTCGGCGTCGGCGGCGTGAACTATCGCGGCGGCTACAAGAACGCCGGCGCCTGATCCGGGCCCCGCGATCCTGACCTGACGAACGGGCGGCCCTGGGCCGCCCGTCGTCGTTTTGCCATCCCTTATCAGGAGATCCGAGATGAAGACCTATATCCAGCCGGGCGAGAGCCTGACGCTGCCCGCCCCCTATGACGTGAGCTCCGGCGGGGGCGTGCTGGTCGGCGGCCTCTTCGGCTTTGCCCAGCACGATGCGCTTGCCGGCGCGGACGTGACCCTCGAACGTCGCGGCGTCTTCACCCATGCCAAGACCTCGGCCCAGGCCTGGACCGTCGGCGCCCAGGTCTACTGGGACGACACCGCGAAGGTGCTGACCACCACCGCAACCGACAACACCCTGGTCGGCGCCGCCACTGCCATTGCCGCCAACCCCTCCGACACGGGCGAGGTCCTGGTGGATGGCGCGGTGCGTGCATGACCTCGGTCTTTGACGGGGTGACCGGGGTGATGAACGACATGTATGGCGCCCCGGTCACCTACCTTCCGCAGGGCGGGAGCGCGCGGGTGGTGCAGTCGGTGTTCCGGCGGATGCC